GGTATCACCAGCAACACCAGCAGCGTTAACCGCTTGGCCTTTGATAATGTTAGCACTGGCATTAGTTACAACTGTATAGCTTGCGCCAGACGGAGCTGCGGCAACTATAAAGGTATAAGCCAAGCCAGCAGCAGGGGCCGGTAACGTAGTTACAAACTCAGTAGCAGAGCTTAAGAAAAAAGTTGTGCCACTTTGGGCGGCAGTTAATGTTGATGTCGCTGTTAATGTTGTAAAAGTTTGCAAGCCAGTGATTGCGCCAATAAAGCCGTTAGTAGACGTTACTGGCCCAGAAAATGTAGTTGAAGCCATGATATATATTCCTTACATGAAAGGTTTTACCGCAGTGTCTTCATGTCGTCTGTCTGGTCAGTCGGCTGCGGCTAGGGTATCCAGAGATTGTATATTAACATAGTTTACAAAAAAGAAAGCCCACATAAAGTGGGCCTCCAATTTAACCGTAAGCTGTTTTAAAGCTTAGATCCCCGCAGTACCAAAAAGTCCCCGTGGATCAGTCCATCCGAGCACGTATCTCTCTGTCGCCTTGTATCTCATTGAGTCAGTTTCGAAGTCGCCTTCCATACTTTTCTCTAATGATCTACGCATCAACAATTTTAAACCTTCGGGCGCATCAGTTTGTACCCACCAAGCGGTAGTAGAAGTGATACGCGATAAGTTTGCTTGACCTTCTGATAACAAGCCCATTGATTTAACAGGGTTGATATCATTGTCAGCAGTACCTGAACGCAATACAGACTTAAGTAAAACTTCAGCTTGAAATACGTTAGATGGCCCTGCAACAATTTTCTTAGGAGTCAAACGAATACGTTTGCCGTTGTTGTCAACAGCGTTGCGGATTTGAATCAAGATTTGTTCAAGTGAAGTTTGTGATAAAGCAGCAGCAGTAGATAACTGGTTGCTGAAAGTACCAGAAACAATCGGATGGTTAGTTGCAATCAAAGATGTGCCATCACCGCCAGCATAAGAGCTGTTGAATGAACGGTTTAAAATGTTTGCAGCCAAAGTTTCTTTTGTTTCAATCAAAGATTGCGCTAAATGTTTAGCATAAGTTTGACCGATACGGACGTGGTCACCATCTTCAACTAATACTTTAGTTAAAGCAAATGCCAAGCCATATACTTTGTACAAGTAACGTTGTAAGAATAGAACGCCACCAGATTGGTAAGAAACAGCCATACCATCAGGTAATTCAGGTGCTGCACCAAAACCATAAAGAACGGGTTCTTCATGATAGTTACGTGGAATACCCTTTTGTTCTTTGAAAACCATTTTCCATTCGTCAGCTCTTTGGTCATAAACACCGTCAAAGACTTCGTTAAGAATTGGCTCAACTACCGATCTAAAATCGGTACTACGCATTGGAGTTGCCATTATTCAACCCTCCCTTAAGCAACAGTATTAACAGAAGCTTTGTATAGATGTTCGTTAATACGAACAGTGACTACAGCATAAGCGTCAGTTAATGAATCATTGATATTACCTTGAAAGCCAGTGATCTGGAATTGACCAGAAGTAGCTTGAAGGGCAGTAAGAGCAGTGCTTGATATACCGGTGGAAGTAGAGCCACCAGGTGACGCAACAGTCCAATCAGCTTGTTCACCTACAGCCGTTTGCATGGATGTAGTGCCCACAGTACCTGGGTTAGCATACTGAGCATCAAACAAAGTTTCTGGATCGTCGTAAACGTAAACAGTAGCCGACGCAGATTGATACACCGCAGTGCTACCAGTCCAAAACGGTGAGATAGATGGTTTACCGGTTGAGTCTAAAAACTCAACACCACCAGCAATACCTAACAATTTAACACCTTCAGTAGTGCCAGATCTAGTACCGTCAGAAGTTCCTAGCTGAATAGTACCATCAGCTATAAGTTTAACAGGATCGCCAGAGAATATGCTTACAGCATATCCTGAAGCAATGGCGTAAGCCTTAGAACGAATCTGTCCACTGTTGTGGAAAGATGGTCTAAAGCCGAATGGTGCGCTTGTAGATGCCATAATAGTTCCGTAAATTAAAGGTTATGTATTAAGAAAGCTCAAACATGGCTTCCCTATCTTCACCTAATTCCAAATTCCCATCGCCTACCGTAATGCGTGATTTAGATGATTTAGCTTGTTGTTCTAAGAACTCTGCGGTGTCCGTGAGCTTTTCTTCTTCACGAAGTGGCGCATCGTGGTGCGCTTCTCGCATGTACTTTTCATACAAACTTAATGGCAATTTAAATGCCAACATCTCATTCACGCCAATAAATCCTTGCCAATCACCAGTCTTTAGAGTTGCATACTCCCAGCCTGGTACGTCATCAGCTTTTACAGGCTCATACCCAAGGCGAATACGCATTTGGATTGAATCCCGTGGATTTGTTGTTGTAAGCCAGCACATGTGCCAGCCCGGTATAGATGGTAAATCTGGTAAAGATGATTGAAAAAATTGTTGTCTGAACATTGCAACACGCTCATCTTCTGATAGCTCTCTACTCTCTGTTACTGCCCTGTCTTGCAGCACTCTGTTGGTTCGGCTATCACCAGCGGTTTTCTTTATGCGTTCATCGGTCATACTCGCTCCTATTCAGCGATTGAAATTAGGGTAATACTTGCTTTAAAATAAAGCAAGTTTTATTTTAGTCTTTGTTTTTTTTGTCATACTCAGCATATCGTTTGACATACTTAAGTCTAAGGACTGGGTCATCCCAAACGCCGGCTTCAATTAATGCTTGCTTGCGTTCCGGGTTAATATAAATTTCTTTTCGTGTAGATGAAGGGACATGCTCGCGGCTTGAGCCAACATTGGGGCCGCCTCTTGCTACACGATTTTTCTTGCCAAAATGTTCTGGCAATCGTTTTGCTACTCTGTCTCGGAGTTCATCCCAGTAGTCTTCAGTCTTTGGATCAAAGCCATCTTTTGATAGAGCCTGATCAATCGCCAAAACAATAGAGGAGTCTTCATCTGCGCCAGTGGGGTCGTACCATGAGTGATCTTCCATAAACTCGTTAGCATGAGACATGGTAGCACTATCAACAGTGTTTCGTGGCTGCTGTGCCGGTGCTTGAGCTTGTTGCTTGACTTGACTTAAGTGATTATACTTTGCAATCGCTTGATCACGATAACGCATGGCCTTGGTGACATCTTCGCCGTTACCTGACTCGATAGCTTTAGCAATAACACGGTCAGCCATTTCAGCTTCTTGCGATGTTCTTGTCAATTCTTGATCAAGGTTATTTAAATCACCTTGAAACGCGCGTTGCTCTTGACTGCTGACACGTCTTTCTAAATCATCATTACGATTCCTAAGAAAATCTAACTCCAGCTTATCCCGGTCAATTGCTTTCCCGCGTCTTGCTTTGCGATCTTGTTTTTCTAAACGTCTACGTTCTCTAATAGCATCACGTTCGCTAGTGGTTTCGTCAGTGTTGCCTAATCGCGCATCATCATCAGCATTGTCAGTGCTATCGTCAACGATAATAATATCATCATCATTTATGTCATCATCTTCCGCTAAAACATTACTCATTTAATCATCTCCTGTCAGATGAAAGCCTTGATGGCTAAAGGGTCACCTAATACCTGCCCTAAAATATCAAGATCATTAAAAATTACAAATAGTGCAACTTCCCCATCGGGAGCTGTAACTTCCCAACGATCGCCACCATACTTAGCTACTCTTACAAACTCACCAACAGTGCACCAGTCCCCTTCAGGCCAACTGTCCATTGTATTTCTGTTTTTAAAAGATAGCGGACCTAATGAAATAACCTTAGCAATTTGGGTATTCCATTTTTCGGTATCTTGAGTATCATTGCTTAAAATAATACCACCAGATGATTTCTTTTTAGGTGTGCGTATTTGGACTAAAACACGGCTACCAAAAGGACGGATCCCAGCTTCTACAGCAGGGAACGCCTCTTTCATTGCGTCTTCATAAGTCGTTGTCACTATATTTAACCTCATCAATTGTTAATAAGAGTATGTTAACCGCTGCCTCATAACCAGCGAACACGCCAACCCGATACCCATACTCGAAAGCATCTTTATTTACAGGTCTTTTTAAAGCATCAGCAGCAAAGTTTTGTTGCTCAAGCTTCAAGCGATTTAGTAATCTAGTTTCTATATTCATGCTGGCGTTTTCGATTCTGCTGGCGCTGAAGGTAGTTTTTGACCATCCACAGGTAAACCTGCAGCTAGTCTGTGATGTTGCTTAACCAATGCGCTATCCATTGGCACTGTTCCGTTTTTTGGTTGATCGCTCATAAATACTCCTAACTGCCAGGGTTGATACCGGTTCCTGTTGAAACCGCTATGTTTTCTCCAGACATAATCTCAGCTTGTGCTAATTGCATTGCTGTTTGATTATCACCGGTGTTCATACGTTCTCTTGAATCAAGTGTCGCTTGAGTTCTTTGGTCATTGCCCAGCTGTCTCATCTGTTCAATTGCCATTGCATCTTGCTGTTTCTTAATGTCGTTTGCCATTTGCGCTTGTTTAAACTCTGCGTCTTGCGCCATTTGAGCTTGTTTAAACTGTGCGTCCTGCGACAAGCTTGCTTGTTTAAGCTGTGCATCTTGGGCTAGTTTTGCTTGGCCTAACTGACCGGCTTGTTGCAATTGTTGCCCTTGCAATTGCGCGTTCATTTGTGCAATTTCCATAGAGGAATCAGGTGGCATTGGAGGCTGTGGTTTAAACTGTTGTGCTGACTCATCAATTTGAGTTAACTCTTGGGCAAACGTCGATAATTGTTGCTCAATAAGTTGTTGCACTTCCAAAATTAGTTTTGTTTCTTCGTCAGGACTTTCTTTAATTACTTTCTCTTTATGAGCCTTAGCAATTGCTTCATGAGACTCAGTCAAATAATAGTTTAGCAAGTGATCACGTAAGTGAGTCGCCATTGGATATAAGTAGGTTTTCATTATAACAGGGTTCTGACCGAACAACGGTGATTTTAAAAACGCTAAATGCAACATCATGTGCGCAATATGATCCTGCTTTGGCAACACATAAACAGGCTGTCCCATTGTTGCCGCTACATTTTCGCTGACCGGATCTATGTCTTCTGTGTTCGGTAATGAAATAAGAACATCCTTATCCGGTATCTTCATCGCCCTTAAGAACATTTCTTCGATTTTTCTTGGGTCGTACAACTGAGGTGCAACAGCAGCACGTTGCATTAGCGCTTGTACTTGCGCAAAGCGCTGTGTCTCACTAAAGATGGATGGATCACTGACCGGTATGATGTCTAAAGGACCGTCAAAGTCTGATGGATCTATGTCTAACCCAGATTTTTGCGCTTCAATATCTTCAACAGTCAGGTAAGCAGAGTTAATGCGATGCAAGATACCCAGCACTTTACTCATTGAGCTGTGTAGTCTTGAGTGGATACTACTAAACACAACCATACCTTGCTCAATCAACGCCATCGTAGTGCCGACAGGTTGATTAGGGTTCTGACTGCTTAGGTTTTCAAATGATGTTTGGACTACGCCCTTACCGGCATCAACAAGGAACCCTAATAGTTGAAACAATACAGGGCTTGGTCCGTTAAATGGAATTGGCATGGCAATCTTGCGAATGTCGTCAATCATCGCGCCGCCATCTATCTCAGCTATCTCTGTTGGCTGCAGGTTTAAGGTTTGACCACCAGGGCCGCCCTTTAACTTTAGCATAGTAGGGATATTCTGAATATGTGCAGAGTCAAGTAGTGCGCGTAACGCACCAGTCGCAGCACCGGACAATCCACCGATCATGTGGGTTAAGCCGATAGGGTAAGCGCCCCGCCAAGGAATGAAAGCAAACTCAACAATCCAGTCTAGCTCATTCTTTAGTTCGTCATTAACTTCCCAGTTGCGGTATAAGCTTAAGCCTAAGCCACTAGACTTATCAATTGTTAGAATATAAGGTTCAGCACCGTCACCCATATCAAGATAAGTATAAACTTCAAACACAGTACGTAAGCCGTCTTCATTGTATGACGTTTCTTTTCTACCTTCGATCTTATCATTTGCGATACTTGCCTCACTGTACTCTGGATCATCTGGTGTACCTAAGTCAACATCAATGTACATGCCTGACTTAACGCGTCTGCCGTACTCAAACTTGGTAATGTATTGAACGTGAGTCTTACGCTCTGCTGCGTAAAAGTTAGTTGCTGCAAATGGCAGGTATATGTCGTCAATAGATATAAACTCAGTCATCGGCCTGTGGTGCTGATTGTTCCACATAACCTTCATGTACTGACCACCGCCTAATGGTAGTTGTGTACTTAATTGCTCTAGCTCACTTCTAAATTCTGGCATTTGTTGTGTTGTCTGCCAGTTCATAAAGTCAGCCTTGCGCTGTGCTTTATCTAACTTGTTGTCGTCTTGCTCACCTAGTACCTTAGTTTTAACAGGTCCATTAGGTGGAAAGATTTCTTTCATAAACCGCGCAGAGAAGTCAACGCATGACTCAACAAGCATAGGATGTACAACCTTGTTTGCACCGCTAAACTGTGCGCCACCTGGTGCATCATCACCAAGGCCGGTACGTCGCAACCCTTCTTCGTATTGTTTGTCGCGCTTCTCTCTGGCTTCTTTGTCACGCTCAATTTTATCAAGCATGTCAATGACAGCGTCTTCTAAAAGATCAGCATCAACTTCTTCAATAATGTTAGCAAAATGTGCCTTATTGCTTGAGGTATCTTTCTCGTTAGCTAACCGAATGATTGCCCCCCCGTCTTCGGTGTCCTCTACATCATCTTCAATAGCATCTTCAAGCTGTACAGTTTCGCCTGTGTCATCGTCATCGTTTAAATCTTCTAATTGCTTTGCCATTGTTTATCCTAATTTTAAAGTTGTGTTAACCGACCCACCGTCTGCATATCTACCAGTTCCCAATTCCTTGTGGGTAGCGTCAATAATTTGATCTATCTTGATTGGGTTGTATTCTACACTACCACCATCAGCATAAGTAGGTATCTCACTATCTTGCGCCTTGTCCTCATACTTAAGTAGTAGGTCGCCTAATGCAGTACCGGCTAAAAGACTTGGGCTTGCTTTTCTTAGTGGATCAAAGGCTGCAAACCTAGAACGAATTTGGCTTGGCTCAAAAGGAATAGTTACTTGATGACTAGCACCGCCACCTTTACCGCCCATATCGTAAATACCATTGTAACCAATATCTTTTAATGCTGCGGTAACTTTATCCGGTATGGATGTAAACACAAAAGAGTTCTCACCTTTGTTTACATCGCTTTCCAATTCATTAACCCATTCCTTTGGTGTAAACTTAGAGTTCTTATCCCATTGGTCAACACCAAGTTTTAATCGGCTTCTGTCATTTTTAAAAGCGTCCTTTAATGCTGGGATAACTTTTTTTTGTAACTCACTTATATTCGATGTGTCCAGCGGGTTAGTGATCCTTGATCTGCCAAGTAACACGCCTGGCGCTGATGCCCACGGCGCAGTGTCTTGGCTAATAGAATGTGGGTAACCAGCCAGCTTATAAATATCTTCTAGCTTTTGTTCTTCATCATAAAGATTGCCGCTGTCTAGCCAGTAATCACGTAAAGCTGCCAAAGGATTGTTGCGATGCTCTTTTAATAAATAATCAAAGTGTGATTTATTAATAGCATCTTGTGATTCCGGATGCAGCATTAAATCTCCTACACCTTCATCAATATCGGAATACCCAACTCGTGATGCTTTACTAAGTATGTCTTTTTTTACTTCATGTGGTAATTGATACCATGATTGTTCGACTGTGTAAGGCCTAGTACCACGCATCCCTATGTCTTTTTGGGATACAGTATATGCTTTTGAGTAATCCCAGTCATCTGTATCAAATATTGATGTGTCTTTTTTACCTGTAGCGTAGTTTGATGCTATGGCTGGTGAATCAGTGCCAAACGGCATGGGGCCTGACGTAGCTCTTTTAGGGTCAAGTCCTGCTTTTGATAGCAGTCTGTCTAATCGCTCAGTGCCATGTAAAAAGTCAATGTCATGTTCAGCCTTGTATGCTTCTCTCTCAGGCTGTGCCATAGCGTTTTCTACATTAAAACGCTGTAAGTTTGGAGTTTCCATTTTAAGCGCATTCTTTTCATACTTAATCATTTCTTCAGGTGTTAAGGTTTCCCCAGCCAAGTGCTTGCCTAACAATGCTTCGTTTAGGTTCTTGGCAAGCTTTTTAATTCCTTTAACAACAGCTCCTCCACCGGCATAACCGGGTGTGTCATTAGTTTTTAAATACTTATTGTATTTTTTTTCTAATGCTTTTAAAGCTGCATCATCCGTTGATAATTGATATTTTTTTAATAAATCGTCAATTTCATTATCTTGGGTGTTTTTTAATATCTGGTAATACTCATCTTTTCCAGCTGCGCTATTAATAACTCTGTTTAGTTCTTCCTGATTATCTATGTTTCTATTTAGATATTCTTTAAACCTTGGTAGATCTTCAACGCCTAAGCCAGATGCTGCATTAATTGCTTGCACTTGTTCATCAGTTAAATTTTTGCCAACCTTCATGTCACCGCCGATTAACCATTGACCGGTCATGCTGGGGCTGGTCTTGTATCTATAAAACCCACCTTCTGGAATTTGATCCGTGATGTGAGAAAATTTAGGAACAGCAACACCCTTTTTGTTGATGCCACGTTCATTTGCTAAGGTTTGCCAATCAACATCATTTGGAAACTCAACCCGTGCCCATGTGTGCTCGTAGGGTCGATATACTGGAGGTTTGCCGCCTTTCCCTATGTGTGTTGCTACAGGAACATCACCGGCGTGCCAACCAGGTCTATATGCTAACGGTCCTAATTTTGATTTAACTCTACCGGTGTTGTCTGTTGCCGGTAAGCCAGCCTCAGCTTTAACCCATTCGTCTCTTGGCACGGGTTTATTTGCATTAACAAATAAAGGATACAATGTGTCAGCGTCATTTTCTTTTGTCCTAAATAACTTATAAGCATCAACAGTGCTTTGTGGATCTTCCATGCTCAATGCGGGGCCATCACCCTCATACTTATCAATCAAATCTTTTAATGATATATCTGATAGCTTGTCACCAGCGAGCGGGTAGCTTTCTCTGCG